CAATCGCACCTGCGGTGCTCGAATCAAGCGCCACACGGCCCACGGGCTCGCGCCCGTGGCTACGGCCAGTCGCCCTGCCGGGCTCCGGGAAAAAATAAGTCTTGTAGGGTGGGCACCGCCCACCGTTTTCCTTCTCGCCTAATCAAGCAAGAGGTGGGCAGTGCCCACCCTACAAACGCGCATCAAAAAAACACCGACCGCGCGCATCCACAGTCTTGTAGGGTGGGCACCGCCCACCATTCTTCCTCTCGCCTAATCAAGCAAGAGGTGGGCACCGCCCACCCTACAACGCGCATCAAAAAAACACCGACCGCGCGCATCCACAGCCATTGCAGCCGTGGTGCCCGCGATCGGTGTCACTTCCGAGATGTCGGCCTTCCCTCGGGCTTCTTTCGGGTCGCGCGGTCACAGCGGTCCTATTCCCGGTAGGGTCGGAGGTGCCGCTGGCAATTGCCGCCGTAATCCCACCCTCGCTCGATTGTCCACTGCTTGGCGCCTGCACCCTACCAGGGCATCTCTTAACGCCGAGACGGGGACACGTAGAGACGAGGCCGAACACGGGCCGGAAACCCCCGGAAGGCCCGGCGTAGTACCGCGATCGAAATGGCAAACGTTGGCGCTAAATGGCAAGCGAAATCGGCGCAAGGAATCAGCGTGGCAGCCTCCACGCTTCGTTTTCTCACCCGCCCGCCATCGGGCTGCCGGCTTGGTTGGCTGATCCAGGGCGACGCCTGGAGGCCGGTTTGGGGTGGCGTTTATTCGGTTATCAAAGACCAATCGAACGACCTTCGAAGCCCTGTCGGGCGTCGCGGCCAAAACTCACCGATCGCTCCTCTGCCTTTCAAGGCGGCTCGTGTCGATGTGAGCGTCGACTTGAACCCGCGGCACTACCGGCTCATTCCGCAGCCTCCGCATTTCCTCGGTGAGTTCTCCAATCGCATCCCGAAGACTGTCGCCCCGCACGGCTTCCAGCAACTTCTCAAATAGCCCTTGGTTCAGCGAGCCGCCAACATCTGCTCCAGCGTCGATCGACGCGGCGGGCTGTGTCGCGGCGGGCACGTCGCCCACCGCTTCCCGAAGCCCTTGCTCTACGTCATGCCGATAGCTCTTCTTCTGTGAGTACGGCGCGACAAACGACGCCGCGTCCTCGGGGCTGCCACCGAAACCGGTATAGGCATCAAAAAACCAGAGCTTCTCCTTTTCTAAATACGGCGGGATTTCATCGCGCCGCATCCGATTTTCTATAATCTGCCGGGCGAGGCTCGTGCGCATGGATTCAACGTCGCCGGCTTTCTGAGTAGACGCTTCGGCCTCCGCGCGTTTCAGCTTGAAGTTTGTCTCTTGGAGCGGATCAGATTCGAACTGCTGTTTGATTGCCTCGGCGGTCAGGTCACGCGGCGACTGCTGTGCATCAGCAACGGATTTAATTTTTGCCTGGAAGTCGGCGAGCCGTTCTTTATCCAGCAGCGACGACAGCACCGCCACGCTCTCACGCCCGCCGATATCTTCAATGTCTTTGGTTTTGAGCAGGCCCGCGTTGTTGGCCTCGGCCAATTGATCGAGCGCGTGAAGGAAATTGGTTCGGTCGATCTTCAGACGCTTCAGCACCTTGGCGCCGTCGGGCGTGCCCTTGCCTTGGAGCGATAGCGCGATGTTGCGAAGCCCTGTGATGCTTTCTTCGGGCGCGAGCCCCAAGCCCGTCGCCGCCGCCACAGCCCCGGCCGACTGTCCGGCCGAGAGGTTGAGTTGCTGCCCCAGGCCCATGAACTTCGCCATCAGCGGCGAGAGCTGCGCCGGGTCAGACACGCCCGATTGAGTGATCGAAGCCCGCAAAATGTTCTGTACCTTCTGCGGGTCGCTCTCGTACTGGCGGATTGTCGAAAACGCCTGGACGAGCGCGGATAGCGGCGCGGGCGTCGTGCGTGCGGTCTCGCCCACCTCCATGAAAAGCTTTTGTGTTTGCTCGTCCGACAGATTCGGGAAGCGGCTCTTCAGGTCGGCCATCGCCCCGGCCACCTCGACAGGTTGACGCCCCGAAAACTCCGCGGCTTGCCCGATGAACTCGCGTTCCTGCGGCTTGAATTGGTCGCTCATGAATTGGAGGTTCAGCGACGCCTCGGCAAACTCTCGCGCGGCCTTTACGTTCTCTTCCATTTCCGCGCGTATGGCCTGTAGCGCAGCCATCAGGCCGCCGACGCCGATCAAACCGCCCACCAAACCCTGAGCCGCCGCAAGCGCCGACTGATACCCCTGGGCCATCAGGCCCACACGCCCCGACGCCCGCTCGTGAGAGCCGGCGGCGCGGTCAACGGCCTCGGCGGCCATGTTCTGATACTTGGTCTCCTGGGCGATCTCCGTCGAAAGGCGGGCGATCTGTTGCCGACGCGCTTCGCCGTGGCGGGTCGCAATTTCATCCGACTGCCCGGCTTCCTTTGCCTCACGTTCATACTGATCCTGCTTTGCGATCAGTTCTACAAGCTCGTCTTGCAGACGCGCCATTTTCTGCGCACGCGTCTCCGTGCTGCGCGCCAGCTCGTCGTTGCCGCGATCAAGAGCGTTCATGCCCTTAACAGCACCCTCGACGCCCTTGCCGTCGTAGGTGGTTTGGATTTCCTGGCGGATCGGATCGGCCATCGCTTACGCCTCCACAAGGTTGAAAGGGAGCGGCCGGGGAACCTTCCAGGCGATCACTTCTTTCGCGCCGCGTGCGTGCGCTTCCTCGGCAATTCGTTCAAGGTATTGGCCTACCCCATCGGCCCCGGTCTTCCGGCGACGGGCGATGCGAACCGCACGGACAAACGCCGCGTGGGCGAGCCTGTAGCCCGCGATGCCCGCCAGCGCGGCAACCCATCGCGTGATCCGGTTCGCCTGGGGAGCGTCGCAGTAGTCACGCAACAGCCCTTGAAGGATGAGCAGCTCGATCACTTCCGCCGCCGAAGCGCGTGGCGCAAGCACGAAGATCGCGTCGCGCATCGAGAGTGTTTCGCTGTCTTCCATTTCAAGCTCTGATCTAAAACCCGCCCGACAGCCACCGTGGCGGGTCGGGCGAGAGGGTTGAATTCAAATCGCTCTACCGCGTCGCGACACTGACCGGCTTCACGTCGGCGGTCTTCACGAAGTCGCGGAGCTTGCCGGCCGGGATGCCTAGCTTCTCCGCGTCGTCGCGCTTGAGCGTTTCGCCGAAGAGCCGACCGTTGTGGTTCGCCGTGAGCTGCACACGCTCCGCGAACTTCGAATACTCGCCGCCGGCCGGGGTGTCTTGCTTCCCCATCTGATCGCCTTTCAAAGTGGGTTAGAGAATCGTTCAAAGGCCCGTCGAGCCACGCCGCCGAAGCGGCGCGGGTGCGAGGGGTCTTCGATCAGGCGTATTCCGCGAAGAGCAGGCCGCGATCGCTGGCGTCGGTGCCGCCGTTGCTGAGCCGCCGACCGATGGCGAGGGCCGAAACATACGTTCCGGCCGAGCCATCGCCGGCCGTGCATTGGAGCTGAAGAAAACGCTCGCGTTGCTTCTTCAGGTCGATGCCAAAGACAAACGTCTTGTTGTCGTCGCCGGCACCGGGCTTCGTGGTGGAGTCTTTCACCAGGGCGGGCGTGCCGCCGAGCGTGGTGGAGTTGGTCTTCGTGTCCGACTCCATGACCTTGAGCACGGCCACGGCAATATCGGTCGCGCCGATAGCCCCTTGGAGCTCGAGGTAATCGCAGCCGGGGAAGTCATTTCGATCGATCACGAAAGAGCTAACGGCCGCGTTGTCGGCGATCGCCTGGGGCGGGATCGCGACAACGACCTTCGTCTGTTGCAGTTCGTTCATTGCTGGTTCTCGCTTTCGCTTTGGAGTGTCGTTTGATTAGATGCGTTCAAGAAAACTTCAAGATTGGCCGGCCGGGCTCATCGCCCGGCCGGCGCGGGGTGAGTAGGAAGCGATCAGGCGGCGGCGGTGATCAGGCCGACCACCGGGCCGGCGTTGGTCGCGTCGCCCAGGCTGTGATTGTTGATCGCGTGCCGTTGCGTGCCGAGCACGGCGACCTGGCGTTCGATGAACTTCACTTCGGTCGAACGATCGATCGTCAGTTCCTTCCGCCGGCCGTACGTCGATGACATGCGAAGATCGCCGAAGAGGCAGGCGACTTGGCTGTTGGCTTCCGTGCGCGGCATCGACTGAGTAATTTCGACGGGCTTGCCCAGGAACATCAGCGAGCGAACGCCGTTGAACTCGCCGGCCGTGACGCCGCCCTTGGCGAAAGTGAGCTTGGCCATCACTGTCCAGAAGAACTCATTCGAGCAAAACCACTTGCCGGCCTTCGCGGCAAAACGCGGCGTGCGTCCCATCACCTTCAGGAAGTCGCCTTCCACAAGCTCGCTCCAGAGGTTGCCGGCGCCAAGCACCAGGCCGCCGCCGTCATCGACGCCGTTGATCGTGATCAGCCGCGTGTTGATGCCCAGCACGTCGAGGTAATCCGGCGTGCCATCGCCGACGAAGCCACAGTCATCGATCGCCTGGGCAAACGCCTGGGCGATTTCGATGGCGATCAGCTCGCCCAGTTCCGTCGCGCTGTCTTCGCCAAGTGACTTCGGATACAGCGTGAGCGTGTTCCATTCGTCGGCGTTGAGGTTGATCGTCGCGTATTTGGGCTCGCTGCCCGTGGCCGCGACGTTCTGGCCAGTCTTGAAGACGCTGACCCCGCTCACGCGACGCTGGAAAGTGAGCGAGTCGCTGCTCATGGGCATCGGGAAAGCTGAGCTACCCCAGCAACCGAATTCCTCGACCAATCGCTGAATGCGCGTGCTGTATTCGACAGGCACAAGCACGCCGCCGGCGCTGTCCGGGCTGCTGCCCATGGCGCGCTCGAACACGTCTTTGAACTCGGCCTTCAGCGCGCCGAGCGCTCGCTGATCGCCGCCCACCGTGCCGAGCACGCACAGGCCGAAGCTCCGCGCCTCGCCCTCGTTGCCGAACACCCCGCGGTAACGGCCGCGATCATCGAACGACATGCGGCGCACGGCCGACAGCTTGTTTTCGATCGTCTGAGGCACGCCGCGCATCTGCTCTTCGAGCTGAGCGACAGCGCCCTTGATCGTCTTCTGCTCGGCGAGGTAGCTTTTCACCTCGCCCATCAAGGCTTTGATTTCCGGGTCTAACATTGGATTTCGTTCTTTCGTGTTTGGGTTGGGCGGGCTTGCTAGGGCCTGGCGTTGCCAAGCTCGGCTCGCAGCTCGCGGATCATGTCCGCGCCTTCCTGTTGTTCCGGGTCGGGGTCGGCCGGCGCGTCTTCGTCATCATCAAACCCCGAACCGTCGTCGTCGCCTTCGTCGTAGCTGTCGCCCCTGGGGCCTCGCACCGCTTCCGCGACGTCAGTTAGAAGCGTGCAAAGATGGCCGCCGGGGCCGGCGTGGAGAAGTTTTTTTAGAATGCGTTCGATCACCGGCGTGAGCCGCGTTTCGAGCGTGTCATCGCCCGGCGTGCCGAGCGTGTGACGCGCGGCCGATGCGGCACGCACAAGAGCGTGTCGGGCCGCGCCAATTGCTACCGCGGATATTTCGATCAGCTCGATTTCGGTGAATGCCCTCACCCGATGCTGCTCACCGGGCTGCTCACGCATTTCCCAAGCTTTCACCAGGAAGCCGATCGACACGGCTTTCATGTGCCCCTTGCGATAGAGATTCCAATACCGCTGAGCGAGCGGGTCTTCGTCGTCAAACTCGGCGATGCCTTCAAGCCCGGCGTCGCTCACCCAAAGCTTGACCCAATGACCGATGACGGTGGGTTCGCCGGACGTGCCGACGTAAACGTGCCCGGCCGCGAAGACCGGGTTGAGCATGAAATCCGGAATGGCGCGGGCGAGCGCCTTCTGGTCAACAATTTCGCCGTAGCGATCAATATCGCCGGTCGAGCAGAGGAAATGAACTTGGCGCTTCGCCTCATCGATCGACTTCACGCGCATGCGTGTGCTGCCGATCTGCCCGACACGCGGCTCTACTGTGCGCTGCTCAGGGTCGAGAAGTAAATCGATCATGTCGGCAAGGGCTTCAGGCATGGCCGGCGTCTCCAGGCGTGATCGCTGCGGCGTCACGCTGCAACAGTTTTTCGTAGGTGAGAAAACCCTTCGCGGCGTAGCGGCCCATCATCGACTTGAGCGAGTCGCCGGGGTAGCGGGAAACCGTCGTGCAACCGCAGTTCACATCGTCTTCGGCGTGGCCGCTGAGGCGCGGTGCCTTCGCGTGGTGCCCGGTTTGCGCGATGACAAAATCCGCCTCGTTCGGTACGGGCGAATCCATCGTCTCATCCTCGGTTTGCTGGTGATGCTCGCGCCCGGTTTCTTTCCGGCTCCACAGCCAGCTCTTCAAGGGCACGCCCGATTTTTCGCGGCCGACCTGCCGCGCGTCCTCCACCGCCGCCCCGACTTCCGTCATCGCGATCGTCTTCGCGCGACGATATGCAAAGCCGAACTCGTCTTTGACGCGCTGGGCGAGCTGCTCGCCGCTCTCGCCACCGGCAAGGCCGTCCGCGAGCTGCTCACCGAGCCGCTTCTGGAGCGTGCGGTTGATGCCTGTAACTTTGATTTCACGCTGGCGTATCTTCGCCGCCACTTCAGGCGAGCCGTCGTCAAACGGTTTGGCCTTGCCGCCCTCCGCGTCGGCCGCTTCCTGCATCACCTGATTGCCGCCGAGCCGGTAGGCTTCGCGGATGAGCGGGCCGAGCTTGGCGATTAGGCCGGCGTTTGATTCAGCAAGATCGAAGAGCAGCGATGCGATCAGGTCGCGCCGCTTCACGCGATCCATGCCCTTCGCGGCCGGCAACTGCGGAGCGGCGTCGGCCAGTAGCTTCAGCGATACGCCGCGCAGTTCATTGAAGTGCCGTCGCAGCTTGTTGAGGGCGCGATGATCCAACGCCGCCCAGGACGCACGCCACGCGTGCCAGATTCGGGCGAGCGTGGCATCGCTCAATCTTCGCTCGCGGCTGCCCGCGTGCGGGCCGCTGATGCGTGGGGTCGACCGTTTGCCCGTCCCTCGCGTCGGCTCATCAGAAGGCAACGTCGCGGCTTCGTCGTCGCCCGGCGCGCCGGTGGGGTCATCAGCGCCGGGGATCACGTCTTCCTTCACGTCGATCAAGCCCATTGGCTTGTACCAGGTGTCGCCCCATGCGAAATCTTCGAAGGGCAAATAAAACACGTGTGAAAGGGTATTGAGCGGCACGCCCGCCGCCGTCCATTTCTGAACCTGATCCGCGAGCCCTAGCAATCCTTTTTGCACGGCCGGTACGCCCGACGAATCGAACCACGAATAAAATCGCTGGCCCGTGCGCGTCGCGGTTTCGCGTGCCCGCTGGAAGTTCATCGAGCGGCGCTGCGCCACGCGCGGCGCGACGCTCCGCGCTTCAGCCATCGCCAGTGAGCGATCGCCATTGAAGCGAGAGACAACCCCTAAATCCCATTCCTCAGCGATCCATGCGGCGCGAGGCAAAATCACCTTCGTCCAAAAGCCTTGCTCGGCGGCGTCGGCGTGCGCGTAATTGCTGTCTTCGTAGAATCCGACGCACGCCGGCGGCACGCTGAAAGCAGCGCAGATGTCGGTGCGAGCCATTCCTTTCAGCTCGCGAAACTCCATGTCGCTGAAGCTTCTCGCGATCGTCTTCACGTCCACGCCGCCGTAAATCAGAAGGTGGCGATTGCGGTTGTTCACCCCGGCGTGTCGCTCGCTAACGTTTTGGCGGAAGTCTTTTATTTGGTCCGGGGTGGGCGTGCCGCTCATCGTGAAAATGGCGCTCGGCTCAACGCCGTTATCCATGCTCGATTCGTTTGCGACGTCGGATTTGAAATACTGGCTGATCGCAAGAGTCGCAGCGCGCCGCGGGCTCAAACCTTCGAACGGCTGGTTATCTTCGAAGTCGGGATCGATGATCGTGTGGACTTGCCCCAAAGGAAGATCGAACGGCCGAGCACCCTGCATCCCGGCCGGTGTGAACTTCCAGGCGAGCAGCTCGCCCGTCGCGCGGTCGCAAACAGGCTTCATTTGCAGCGGGCAAACCGGAACCACTTCGATCGGCAATCCGCCCGGCGTGAGAGTGAAGACCCAGTGAACTCGACCGAATAACAATAAGTGAGCCTCGGTCGCACGCTGGAAGCCGCGCCCCGTCATTCGAGGATTGGGCCGCTCTACAAGATTCACGATCGGGCCGGTTTCTAGAACCTGCTCATCAATCGTGGATATGCGGTGAGGAAGCAGCGAGAGCGCATCGGCGCGTGCCTTCACGCACGCGTAAACCGCGGAAACTTGGCTGTAGGAACGTTGCGGCCTTGCGCCCGCCGCCATCGCAGCGCCACCCCCACGAGCGAGGCGCATCTGTTCGACAATTTCAGCGACGCCGCCGCGCTGCGTGACGCCGTGCGATGTTGAAGACCAGACGATTTCCGTGCCGTCGTTCATCGGCTCACTTCCGCTTCCGTTTGGTTTTCTTTGCCCACGCGGCGAGCTGCTCGCGCCGCTTCTCTTCGGTGATCGCGGCGGACGCCTGGGCGAGTAGTGATTGGTGCAGCTCGCGGGCGCGGGTTTCCGTCACGTCGAGCAGCGCGGAGATTTCGGGGTAGCGGCAACCGTCGACGTAGAAGCGATCGACTAAAAGCCGCTCGCTCACCGAGAGGGCCATGGCGCGGAGGCGCTTCAATAAGCGTTGCTGAGAGCGGCTAAGTTTTCGGGGGGCTGTAACCGGCATCCTTGCCGAGCATCCTTCCGTGGGGTCAATTTTCGCCTAATGTTTAGTTAGGAACCGGCTCACTCAGAAAAACTCGATACGCTTCCTTGGGCTTCATCTCGGCTGTGAGATAGCCCGCCTTCTGCAATTCCTTGCGCGTCTTGTCGTATCGCTTTTCGTTGATCACTTCTGGCCGCGTCAAGAGGAAAGCGACCGTACGCCCCTGGACAATCTCTAACTGCTTGCGGGACTCGGGCTCGGCCCGCCATCGCGCACGAACTTTCGCGTAACCGAGGAAGGCGTCATAGCCGACGTTCGTTTCGCAGATGCGACGGTATCGATCTTGAAGAGCGAGCGGCAGCAGCTCGGCCGGATCAAGTTCAGCTCCCGGCAACTCGTCATGATAGAGCGTGCAAAACCTGCCCATGTCGGGGCCTTGATGAAGCGAATTAACGACGCGCTCGGTTTCGAGAACGGCTTCAAACTTAGCTGCTGCGTTCGGCGGTTCTTGCCCCGCAAAGTTCGAGCACCACGCTGTAATCGCCCACTGAAGCCAAGGTCGCTGTTTGGTTTCAAGGTTGGCGAGAATTGTGTGCATGTCTACAGCCGTGCGGCGGTAGCGGCGAGCAACTTCCATGAGAAGCGCGCCGGTCGAAACGTCTTCCAAGGCTGGGCGCACAGATTTTGGCGGCGGGGGCGGCGGCGGATCAAGCGACTCATCCTCCTCGTTTATCAACCATTCCAACGGCACGCCCAAGCCCTTCGCCAACTTCCTTGCAGCGTCAGGTTGTGGAATGGTTTTTCGATACAGATACACACTCACTGACCCATCGGGGAGCCCCGCGCGCGTGTCGATCAAGGCCTTCGGAAGATCGCCAATAGCGCGACGAAGTTTCTTCGTGAATAAGGGTTCGGGGCGATCGGAAGTTGGCATGTCTTCCCATGGTAGCGACGATGGCTTTTGCCTCGCTCATGCCATCAAGTGTCGGCATAATCATTGCACTTGTCAATAAAGATTGTTACAGTGCAATGAGCGGAGCCGATATCCACCATTAAGGAGACCTTGGATGCCGCCAAGCAAATCAAAGCAGAAACGCAGTGTTCTCCCGTCGATTGGGTTGTTAACTGAAATTGATCGGTATCCCGAAAGAGTTTCGCCATCGCCGAAAGGGCTCGACGCGGCCTTGCGACAAATGTTAAAAAACCCCCAGTATTTTGCTGGACGAAAGCGGCGAACCTCATTAGCTCGAAAGGAGGCCTAACACATGATTAGTCTTGGCGAGGGTCAATAAAAAAGACCCCCGCCCGCGTGTCCCTTTCTTGGCAGATCAGATCACGCAAACGGAGGTCTTATGAAGACTGTATCGACCCGGCGGAATCCCCGCCACCAGAAAAACGCGCGACAGCGCGTAACTGCAAGAGCCGCAAAGATGTTCGGCACGGAAGCCAGCCCCACGTCTATCGGAAACACCCGACGAGATTTGACTCCCGCGACGCTGCGCGTTCGCGTCGGTTCGAAGATTTATACGTTCTATTTTGTCCGTGGAGTTATCGTCACAGCTTCATTTAGGAACCGTCCTCTCCTGGGTCTTTGCGATTTCGATACGCAACGAGTTTTTATAAGCGATCAAATGTCGACAATCGCCGACCGCCGCGATTGTTTTTGGCACGAACTCGCTCACGCCTGGGATCGCGAATGGAATCCCCAAGGATTGCCTTACACCCAAGAATCGCTTGCGAACGCTGTCGGAAAAGGGATGGCATTGGTTGACTCGCGTTTTATCCGACGCGTCGATCGACTTCTGAGCACGCCACATGGAAGTACGAAAAGCCGGAGCGTTGCTCGCATGTTCGACGGTGTGCGGCGAGAAGTTTTTGAAGCCGATCAGTTCCGAAATGAGTGCCGCACTCTCCTTTCCCAAGGAGGTGCAGCTTGAGCGCACTACTTCAAATAGCTTCCGCTGCTCCGATCGACTGGTCATCGCTGATCCCGTTGGAAGACGCCGCGCCGATCCTCGGCAAATCGCCCGATCATCTGAGCCGCCTTTGCCGCGAGCAGCTCAGCAAGTTCGGCTCGGCCGTGCTGGCGAAAGCCGCGGAGGATCGCGTGGCACGCTGGTATCTTCGGCGCAACTACGATCAGCGTTTGGCGCGTGACGTGGGCACGCTCTTCCAGGTGCCGAAGCTCGACCACTTCCCCAGGCATCAGGTTGATATTGCTTGGCAGCGTGCCGCGTGCGTGGATCAATTCCGCGACGCGCGGGCGACGTGCAAGAGCGATCAACGGCACTGGCTGCCGGCGCTGGTGGGCAGGCTTCGCTTGCAATACCCCGGCCTGAAAATCTCCGATCGATCGCTGCGCCGGTGGTACGCGGATTACCGCGTGCCGGCCGACATTGTGAAGCTGATCGACACACGCGGAGGCAACCAGAAAGGCGCAGCCGACCCGGCCGCGTGGGATTGCTTCAGGACGCGTTACCTCGATCAGCGGCAACCGAGCCTGCGCGTTTGTTGGGAGTTCACGCGGGACTACGCCCGCGCGGAGTCGCTTCGGTGGTGTAGTGAAGATCAGTGCCGCCGGCTTCTGGATCGCTACATCGCGCCGGAGGTTCAAGCGCAGTTCCGCGAGCCCAAGACGTTCCGCCAGCGGTTCGCGGCTTATATCCCGCAAGACCCCAACGCCTGGGAAGCGGGCATCTGCTGGATCGGCGATCACGTCACGTTCGATCTTCATTGCCGCCTGGGCGACAAGGTGATCCGGCCGACCGGCACGTTTTGGATGGATTGGAAATCGCGGCGCATCGTCGGCTTCGTGCTGTGCGAGACGCCGAGCAGCTCTACG